TATGAGTAATCAATCTGTATTCATATATGCTATTCAACCACAAGAAACTTTTGTTCCTTTTCCATATCCAATGCCAGTAGAAAAAATTGTTCCCGTTTCAAGTTCAAGTCCACAATTATCATCAATATGGAGAACCTAAGATAAATGGCAAGTGCATCTGAAAAATCAATACTTCAAATATTTGAAATAATAAAAGATGGAAGAGTAGTATCTTTAGGTGATAATGAAGAAAGTCCTACAAAGGTCATTAATTTTGATTATTATGAAAGCATTCTATCACCCAATGTTACTGGTGCTTTAACCATAGCAGATGTAGCTTCTGCACTTACATATAATTCAAAATATGAAAAACAAGAAATACGGGGAACATTAAGTTCTGCACTTCCACTTACTGGTGATGTCAGTGTCAGATTTAAAATTGATACAAAATATGGTACATTAGATTTTACAAAAAAACCATTCTTACTCAATAATCAAATACCTCTAGGTCAAGAATCGAATAAAGAATTTCCTCTATTAAATATTGTTTCGTCACATGCAAAGCAAATTCAACTCCCTGTGAATAGAAAATATACAGGAAATATTTCAAATTCTGTTAGAAAAATAATTAAAGAATATTTAAAAGTTCCTGATAATAAAATTTTTACAAGTCCTTCTAGAAATTCTATGAATTTTTATGGGGGAAATGAATCACTGTACAAACTCATATGTGAAAAGATTGCTCCAAAAACAATTCCTGTAAAAGGAAATCCTGGATATTTCTTTTATGAAACTCAGGATGGATTTAATTTTAGAGCAATTGATGATTTGATATCACAAGAACCTGTTGCAACTTATTATAAAAATAATGTTGTAAGAGCAAATCTGGATAATGATAGTAATGATTTTAAAATAGAAAAAAAAGTTGATGTTAAGAGGGATGATTTAATTACAGCAATAAAATCTGGACTCTTTGCAAGTAGAAACATTTTTTGGAATCCATTAACGTTTGAATATACCGAAAAAATATTTAAACTTGATGGATTAGAGGAATCTCTCGGAGGAATAGATTATGATATTCCAGACTTTGGATCATATACAAGAACTCATTTTCATATTTTGGATGTTGGTAATTTTGACTCCGGAATTAGTTGTGATGTAAATAATAGTCCAATAGAATGGACTGCAAAATCTACGATGAGATATAATTCTTTATTTTCTCAGATTTGTGAAATAACAGTTCCTTGTAATATAAATTTAAGAGCAGGAGATGTTATCGAGTGTGATTTTGAAATGATAACTCAGGATAATAAATCTGGAAATGCTATTGATCCTACTCAAAGTGGTAGATATTTAATAGAAAATCTTTGTCATCATTTTGATCCAAAAAGATCATACACATCAATGACATTAGTTCGTGATTCTTATGGAAAATATAGGGGAGTATAATAATGGAATTTAATAATCTATCAAAACAACCATCAAACAAATATCTTGGAGTTGTTGTGAATTTTGAAAGTCAAAAAGAGCAGATAAGTGGTGATGGACACGGATGGAGATATAAAGTTGCAATTATGGATTCTTACACTGACACTATAGATGTGAGTGACGAGAATATTGAATATGCAATAGCACTTTTACCAACAACAGCAGGTAGTGGTGGAGCATCTGTCTCAAAATCATGTAGAATATCGCAAGGAGATGTTGTGGTTCTAGAAAAAATTAGTGGAATCTCCTTTATAGTTGGTGTATTTGGAAGAAATAATGAAACTGTATATGGCACTGGAAGATTTGATGCAAAATCTGGATTTTTTGGTAAACAACAACCTAAAAATATTTTAAAAAGGCAAGAAGTTTCTGAAAGATTTGGACACTTTACTCCAAAACCAATTCCTAAAGGATCCGGCAGTGATAAGTCTGTAAGAAGAAAATTTCCAGGAACCTGATAAATACCACCATAGGAATATTGAAATAAATGTCTAAACTTATAGTAACAATTGGATTTAAAGACAAAGAAGGGTTCTTGGAGTATTATTCCGAATTTGATGGCACTTCTGAATTAAAAAAAATATCACCAGAGAATTTTGATAAACTTAAAGATCTTGAAAGGAGAGTAAACTCTGGAGATACTGATACTATTCAAGGTAATTTAACAGATCCAACAGAAGTTGAAATTAAAAGTGTTAGTGTTCTTGACTTCGAAACAAAAGTATTAGAAGATCTTGAATCTGGTAAATTAACTCCGGCAGATTTATTAAACAGTGGAATAGAAAGATTTCAAGAATTAGTTACAGAAGAGGAAGCACTTCCTCCAGAAGAAGATGCAGAAACAGAAGGAAATTGTGAAGAAAAACCAGAAGATCCCGAAGAACCTGAATCTACAACAACAAGCCAAACTATCATACAGGCAGATCCTTGCAGAGACAATACTCTAGCAAAGGTTGAGGCATATTTAACAAACTTCTTTGATAGAGTTACACAGGTTGGTAATGCAGCAATAAATCTCCCCAATGAGATTAATTTTGTTGTTGATTTGATTGGTAGTACGATTACCGGATTCACTAATAAGATGCTTGGATCATTGAGTGATGCATTATCTGGTTTAATTAATCAAGGAATTAATGCATTAACAGCACTTCTTACTAGTTTGGGGAGAACGATTCCTGAAATTATTTTAATTGAAACTCCTTTAATTGGTTTTGCTAAAAGTCTTTTTGATGGATTATTCTGTGCAGCAACAAAAGTTATTGAGGGTGCAAGAGATGTAATGAAAGAATTAATTAATAGGTCAATTAAAAATGTTTTAAATGCTGGTCAATGTGTTGTTGAGCAGATCATGGGTTCATTCACAAATAATCTCGTTAATATTGTAGATTCGATTGCAGGACCCTTGTTGGCACCTATTGTTAATCTCTTAAATGGATTTGGTACAAATATTTTTAATTTTAATATTAAAGACTTTTTGTTGACTGGAATCAATGCTATTAGAAAAATCGCAAATCTTTTTGAATGTGATGATAAGAAATTTTGTCCCGCAAGTAGTAAGTATATAATCGATAAGGGATTATTTAAAGATATGGATGAGGATGATGAGAATAGTTCTTGGAATCGTATTTTCAGTGGAACTGCAATTTCTCAGAATGCATCGAATCTTTCAGGAGATTTTGAAGAAAAGTATGGTAAATGGAGTATATTTGGAGTACCTTTAAGTGAAGCATCAAATCTTGATCCTTGTAACTTTGGAAATGTAACCGAATGTGGATTACCGACCGTTAGTTTCTTTGGTGGTGATGGACTTGGTGCTGCAGGCAGTGTAATACTTGGAGGAATTATTAATAATGTTGATACCGAGGATGCTGTCGGTTCTGTTGTTAAACTAGGAAGTATTGTTGGAGTTGAAATCACAAATCCTGGTGAAGGTTACACAAGAGCTCCAATTGTAACTTTCCAGGATAGTTGTAATAAAGGTTACGGTGCTTATGGTCGTGCTATTATTGATCAAAATTCATCATCACCCACATTTGGTCAGATAACTGGAGTTGCAATGTTTAGTGAAGGAGAAAATTATCCAGCAGGAATTGATGAATTACCTCTTTACATTATAGATGTGATAATAGAAAATCCTGGGAATAATTATGAGGACGGTGATATTATAGAAATTCCTGGAATAGATGATATCGAAGATGATTTTGAGGTAACAATAATTGATGGAAGAGTCACTGATGTTTCTATTGTTAGTGGACTATCATTTAATGGATTGCCAGACCTAAATATTAGAAGTTTAAATGGTTTTGGTGCTGTTTTGAGACCCATTATGTCAACTATTCAACCTGATCTTTCATTAATCACGGCCGGTGCATCAGGTGCATCAGGAGAACAGGGATTCATTAAAGTTATTGATTGTATAAGTTAGTTATGAGAAAACAAGAATCTAGAAATTTTGATGTATTTGGTCCAAAATTAATAATTGAAACTGGAAACCCACAGATGGGTGCAACAGGAAGAGACTCATTTAAAATGATGTCTACTACGGATTCTGGAATTCGTTTCATTCAGTCTCATACTGAAAGTGGAATGTCAAAATACATGACGGAGGGTTCACTACAAGTTGAAGTTGGTGCTTCGGGATTAGTTAATGAGCAGCAAACAACATTTCAATTCATCACTCATAAAGGTGATTTTGCCGTTAATGCTGATAATGGACACATTAAGATTCATGGAAGAGCAATTTGTATTGAGGCAACTGAACAACTTGTAATTCAAGCACCAAAAATTCAAATTGGTTATGAGCAGGAATACAAGACAAAAGATATTAAAATACTTGGACAGAATGTAGATATTAAATCTCAAAAAGGGAGTCTTGCTGATGCATTATTAACAAGCTCTTTCTTAAAAACTTTCCAAGGAACATTAATCGGAGATTTGGCACTAGCGGCATCAGGTTCACCAGTTCAAGCAGCACTCAACATCATAACGTAAAATGTCAAACGTCCCAGTACCATCTAATCCAATATTTACAAGATCTGGTCACTCAGTATTTGAGGATCTTACTGTATGGGATGAAGCTAATATTAACAAATTAGATATTTACGGAGAGTCTTTATTTTTTGAAAATGCAAATTTTTTAAAAGATGTAAAAATTGATGGAAATTTAGACGTTAATGAATTACTTGTAAGAACAAGATTAGATGTTGGTGTAGGTGGAACGGGACTTAATATTGATGTTAGAACAAGAAATATTGGAATATTTACATCTCCTTCATCTCAAGGGACCAGACTTTCGTTTGGTGTTGATGAAGAAGCACTTAATGTTGATACAAGAACTGACAGAGTTGGTATATTTGTAAAAAATCCAGTACAAAAATTTCAATTTAATTCTGACGAAGATTCAACAGTTGTAATTACAGATGAAGGAAGAGTTGGAATTGGTAAAAAAAATCCAGAAAATGGAATAACCGGTCTTAATACTGCAACACAAGGAGAGTTAAAACTTGATATTGATGGGACTATCTCCATTTCGAGGAACATTTATGATTCTGCCGGTTCTCCTGGTGCAAATGGAGCATTTCTTAATCGTGATGAAAATGGTATTCGTTGGGTAACATTTGAACCTGCATTCTCTGAAGGAATTTTTATTCAGGACGAAGGTGTTTTCATTCCTATAGTTGGTGCGGCACAATCATTTACAGTTTTAAATTATGTTCAGATTAATAGTCTTGGTTTAGGAACAGATACAACTATTCCTATCCCCGATCCATCTAATCCTCTTGAAATAGCAAGAATACAAACACAAGATTTATGGGGATTTATAGGAGCTGGAAATGATGCTCCAATATATCGACAAACAAATGTTGGTATTGGGACCACACAATTTTCAGAGAGACTTACAGTTGCAGGGAATTCTAAATTAGTAGGTGTTGTAACAGTAACTAGTGATTTATTTGTGGATGGTACTCTGGATGTAGATCTTCAAACAACACTTAATTCTACTCTTGATGTTGATGGTGCTACTACACTCAATAATACTTTAGACGTTGATGGTGCTACTACACTCAATAATACTTTAGACGTTGATGGTGCTACTACACTTAATAATACTTTAGACGTTGATGAAGCTACTACACTTAATAGCACTTTAGACGTTGATGGACTTTCCACATTCAATGATACAACTGATTCTTCATCACCTTCAAATGGATCTGTTCAAATTGATGGTGGTGTAGGTATAGTTAAGAAATTGTTTGTTGGTGGACAAACTAAAGTTCTTGATAATACACAGTCAGATGATAAAGATACTGGTGCTTTAGTAGTTGAAGGTGGTGTTGGTGTTGAAAAAAATCTAAATGTTGGTGAATCTGTTAAGATTCAATCTATTACTAATTCTACCAATAAAGATACCGGTGCTTTAGTGGTTGAAGGTGGTGTAGGTATTGAAAAAAATCTAAATGTTGGTGAAAATGTTATAATTTCTGGGACATTAGAACTTGATAATGCACTCATAGATATCAATCAAGAAAATGGCACAGGTGTATGTAAAGAGGACTATAGACTTGCATCAGTTGGAACGGGAGTTTCATGGAGACCTTCGGGTGTAGAGACACATAACACTATTTGGGTCACTAAGAATGGTTGTGATACAAACAGTGGATTATTGGAGGGTGATGCTAAGGCAACTGTTGGTGCTGCTGCTACAGTAGCATTTGCTGGAGATACCATTAAAATTCGTCCCGGTCGTTACATAGAAAATAATCCTATTGGATTAAGAACAGACGTTTCGGTAACAGGAGAGGATTTGAGACTTGTTACTATCGAACCACAAAATCCAACTTTAGATGTTTTTTGGGTTAGAAGGGGATGTCTGATTGAGAACTTAAACTTTTCTGGTGCAACAGTTGGTGTTGCACACACGGGATGTGGTGCAGTTGCATTTCCAATAACGGGATCAAATGCAAATGTAGGATTTCTTGATTCTGGACCAGCAACAGAAGGTCCTACTCAGAGGTGGAGATCACCTTATGTTAGAAACTGTACCAATTTCATGACAGGAAGTACTGGCATGAGAATTGATGGAGATGATGCAGCTGCATCAATTGATGGTGCCAATCTAAAATCCATGGTTTGTGATTCATTTACTCAATATAATGAAAATGGTATTGGTGTATCTCTTTCTAACAATGCATATGCTCAATTAGTTTCTATCTTCACTATTAACTGTGACATAGCAATCTATGCTGATACTGGTGGGCAATGTGATCTCACAAACTCTAATTCATCATTTGGTAATTTTGGTTTAGTTGCTGTTGGTCTTGGCAGTACACAATTTACTGGTAAAGTAAGAGATGATGTTATTCCTGGAGATAATTCTGATGTTGTTGTTGGTACTGGTGTTACTGATTTGGAAGGTGATTCTAGAAGGCCATTTGATGGGCAGGCATTATACTTTAAAATTGATTTAGATAATTATCCAGATGCTGTTGGAAGTGGAAGAATTACTGAACCACTACAAGAACTTTCTAAAATAGTTGTTACAAATGGAGGTAGTCCAGGTCAATTTAGTCAAGCTAATCCACCAGATATTCTTATAAGAGATATTGATGGAATTGTTTTACCTAAAGGTCCTCAAGGAATTATAGCAGAGGCAAGTGCTAATGTGAGCACTGCAGGAACTATAACATCTATAGATGTTATTAACTCTGGTAGAAACTATCTATCATCTCAAAACATAGTTGTGGATATTGATGGAGATAATTTAGGATTTGCAACTGCAATAATGGAACCAATTTATTTTACTGTTTCGGAGGCAACTGATAATCGTAATGATCCTGCAGGAATTACAACAATTACTTTTAATGAATTTGTTCCTTATGAATTATTTGCTGGAGATCCATTTACATTGCAAAGAATTAGTCGTATCCTGACAAGTTCTCATTCATTTGAATATGTTGGTTCAGGCACCAGCATAAATAGTTCGTTACCTTTTGAAGGTGCCCTTCCTATTAAGGAAAATGAAATTGTTACATCTAAAGGTGCTCAAATTCCATTTACTTCAACAGATCAAAAAGGTAACTTTGATATCGGTCAAGGCATTCAGGTCGATCAAACAACATCAACTGTTCGAGGAAGAGACTTTAGTAAAGCTATTCAGGCAGAAGTAACACCACTTATACTTGCATTGAGATAATATGGCAGTAGCACCACTTAATAAATTTATTACAATAGCACTTCCAGTAGGACCAGGAGAGCAAACTGTTTATACAGCACCTACCGGAGTTTCTTCTATTGTTCTTTATGCTTCTGCTTCGAATGTTGGTATAGGTGAAACATACCCCAGAATAACTTTTACTCATAGAAGAACAAGCACGGCATCTAAAACTTCAGGAAATGTAAGAAATACTAGAGTCATAAAAAATGCAGAAATACCCCCAGATGATGCATTAGTTATAATTGACGGAAGACTAGTCTTAGAAAGATCTGCATTGCTAAGAGATTCCATCGTAATAAACGGTGTTCAATCTGGAATAACAACTATAACAAATGTAGATTATGATAATAACACAGGATTGACAACTGTTACTACTACTCATAGTCATGGATTTAGTGTAAATGATGAAGTGACTATGAGTGGTATTGCATTTACATGTGATGGATACAGTGGAGGAATAACTACGAGTATTTTTCCAGAACCACAAAGAAGTTTTACTGTTGAAAGTATAGTAGATAATGTAGGTACATCAAAAACTTTCACAGTAGATGCTGGAGTTGTTCTTGGAATACCACATAGATATGTTTCAGCATTACATCAATTTGTTAGTGCCGTAACAAATTCTGTTACTGTAATTTCTGGTAGTGGAGGTCCATTTACTCCGACAAATGCCGATTATAATGGTGATACGGGAGTTCTTGTATTGACCATACCTGGACATGGATTATCGAATGGAGATACAATAAGCATTGCTAATTTTGGGATAACTTTTAAATGTAGTATGGATAACTTTGTAACAAATCATCCATATCCAAGACCAACTGATCCAGCGTCAACATCAAATAGTCAGTTAAATAATGGTGTATTAGCAATAACAAATTCTACTACTGATACATTTCAAGTAAATGTTGGTGTTTCTCCTAGTGGAGGTAGAGTCGGACCTCTTCAAATGGAACTCATCATGAGTATCTTAGAGAATAGTACTACGTAATAATATGCCAAAGTTTATATCAGGTCGTTACAAAAAAACTCCACAAACTGGTTTAACATCCGACAGATATAGATATTTGTCTCCAGGAGATGCAGAACCAGATTTGGGTGATCCAATTATTGGACCATCGGCATATGATCCAAATTTAGTTCCCGCAGGCAATCAATTTATTATTGTTAATGTTGAAGGGTATCCTGGAGAAAGATATTGGATTCCAAATCAAGGTGGTATCATTCCTGGAAGTATTAGTGTATTTGATGAGACTACTCTTGTTGGTGGATTGAGTAGTACGACACAATTAAATTTCGAAGGAAGTGCAATTACAGCAATAGGAGATGGAACAGGAGGATCTAATCCTGGAGTTGCTGTAACTATAACCGTAGCACCACCTGGAAATAATAATTCAGTATTATTTAAAAATAATAATGATTTTGCAGCAGATACGAGATTTACATTTAATGATGGATTATTTGCTGCTGGAGATAGAATTACTGTAGGAACTGGTGGAACAGTTATAACGTCTTTGGATAATGGTTTAGTTGGTATTGGAACCACTAATCCAACTCAAAGACTTCATCTTAACGATGGTAACTTTAGAATTAGTGGAACAATTTATGACTCCCTCAATCAACCAGGTAATACAGGATATATATTAGTCAAAGGTGTAAATGGAGGTCTTATATGGGTTTCACCAGATACAACTCAATCAGGTGCTGGTGGAACTATAGGGCAGATTCAGTTTCATAATAGTGGTGGTCTTGTAGACGGTGCAGATAATTTTTATTATGACTTTAATAATAATCGTGTTGGTATTGGTAGTACTATACCAAGTCAACTATTAGATGTATTGGGAATATCTACCTTTAGAGGTGAGGTATTCATTCAGAATTTAACAGTAACTGGTGATTCTGAATTTAAAACAATAGACGTAGATAGATTATCAGATCTTCAAGATGTAAGAGTTTCTGGGGTATCTACATTTAATGGCAATATTGATGCTAATGGTAATTTAGATGTAGATGGTGAGACAGACCTTGATGATCTTAATGTATCAGGGTTTATAGAGTCAACAAAATTAACTAATAATGTTTTAGGTAATGTTAATAGTGGTGCTGTTCAATTTGATGGTGGTGTCGGTATTGCCAAAAACTTAACTGTTGGTCGAGGAATACAATCTGTTGATCTTAATATTACTGGCGTTGGAACTATAGCTAACTTTGATTTTGGAACAGGATTTTTTGATAATATCATTGTGACCGGTGTCTCAACTCTTGGTAATGTTGTAGTTGAGGGTGGTGTTGTAAAAACAAAACCAGGAACAGGAAATTTAACGATCGACACTGACGGATCATCATCTGTAGTTATTAATGATGGTGTATTAATAAACAAAACTACTAATTCTACTAGTAAAGATGATGGTGCTTTAGTTGTTGATGGTGGTGTTGGTATTGAAAAAGATGTTTTTATTGGAGATAAATTAAACGTAACTGGAAAATCTACACTTACTGGTATTGTAACGACTGGTACTGATCTCTATGTTGGTGGTGACTTATATGTAAATGATGATATTGTTTTTGATAATCTTTCAGCAAATACAGGAACATTTACAGATTCATTAGATGTTCAAGGAATTACAACAACTGAAATTCTAAAAGTAGGGACTAACCCAATAATCAGTATTTCTGCTATACTTGACGAAGATGATATGTCTTCTAATAGTGATACTGCACTTGCTACTCAACAGTCTATTAAAACATATGTTAATAATCAAATAACGTCTCAAGATTTAGATTTTACAGGTGACAGTGGATCGGGTTCTATTGATTTAAATACTCAATCATTTGCAATAAACGGAACTGCAAATGAAATAGAAACATTAGCATCAAACCAACAACTTACGATTGGATTACCCAATAACGTTACCATAGCAAATAATTTGACGGTAAATGGTAATACCACACTTGGAAATGCTGATACTGATAATTTAGTATTTAATGCTAAAATTGATAGTAATATAATACCAACTAGTAATAAAGATCTTGGTTCTGTAAATGACAGATGGAACAACGTTTATGCGGATAACATTTTCGGAACATTAAGTGGAATAAGTACGGGTTCTGATAGAATAAGAGTAGCAGAAAGAGATACGAACGCAGATCATTATGTGACTTTTATCAGCAGAGATCCTGATAGCAACTATGAGGAATTGTTTGCTGATGATGAATTAAAATATAATGCATCTCTTAATAGATTAAACGTAGGAATATTATCTGCAAGTTCAAATTCAACACATGTATTTGGTAGTGGAGATACTCAAATAAGATTATTTCCAGGTGGAGGTTCTGGAACTGATGCAATGTTCCATATTAAAACTTCTAATGGTGATCATGATGGTATCCTGTTGGATATGGATGATGACCAAGGAAGTAATAATTTCTATGCATTAAACATTAGACTTAGTGATTCTCCTCAAACTCACACAGATAATACTAATACAAAATTCTTAGTCAATGCTGAAGGAAATCTTCTTATCAATCGGGGAGCAACTTTAGATACTAATTATTGGTTGGATGTTAATGGTGCTGCGAGATTTGCTGCCAATGTTGATATAGGTGACTCAAGTAGTGATACTTTAACAATTACTTCTAGAGTAGATAGTAATATCGTACCTTCGGCAGACTCAACTTATAATTTGGGAGCAGCTAATCTTTTCTGGTCAAATGTTTATGCTGATAATTTTGTTGGAACAGTAACAGGAGTATCAACCGGTTCTAATAGTGTTGCTGTATATGAGGATGACACTGCCGGACAAAGATATTTAACATTCATTAAGAATGATCCAGATAGTAATTTTGAAGAAGTATTTGCTGATGATCAATTAAAATATGATGCTTCATCTAATGTTTTAACAGTAAAAAATATTTCTATTGAGCAAGATTTATTTGTTAGTGGAATTACATCTACAACTAGATTGGAAGTAGGACCTAATATTACAACGGTTGGTATTACTTCCATAGTTGACGAAGATGATATGATTTCTGATAGTGTCACCGCACTTGCCACTCAACAATCAATCAAGGCATATGTTGATAATCGGATTACGATACAAGATTTAGATTTTTCGGGTGATACTGGAACAGGTTCTATTGACTTAGATAGTGAGATTTTCGCAATAATTGGAACAACAAATGAAATAGAGACATCAGTACCTAATAATGAAACTCTTCGAATCGGATTGCCTGATGATGTTGTCATAACGAATACTCTAACAGTAAATGGTGATACAACACTTGGATCTGATAATGGTGATGATTTAATAATAAATTCTGAAATTGTCAGTTCTTTAATACCAAAAACAAACAATAATATTAATATTGGTTCCTCTCTGAAAAAGTGGAATACTGTTTTTGCAACAACATTTAATGGTCAATTTATTGGAAATTCTGAAACCGCAACAGCATTAGCTAATGCTCAAAATTTCAGTATTAATGGAACTGGTGGAACTAATAATATTGGTGAGATAAATGCTTCTGAAGTATCATTTAATGGAACATCTCCCGTAGTTTTAGATGGTAATTTGAAGGCAATAACTGGATTCAATCCAGGTAATAGCACAATTGGAGACTCCACTAATATTCCAACCTTTAAGGTTAACAATCAAGGATTGATATATGAAGTAGGAACAGTTGGTGTTAATTTTTCCACTGCAACTGTTGCACAATCTGATAAGGTAAAAGTATCTCAGGATGATACTACCGGAGTACGTTACTTATCATTTATTAAGAATGATGCTGATGGAAGTTATGAAGATGTATTTGCTGATGATCAATTACAATATAATTCGTCTACTAATACTTTAGCTCTTCAAGAAACTGGTTTTAGAGCAGAACTTGATCCAAAATACGTGGTGATTGGTAAAGGTAATGGTTCTGTTGCATTAACCATTAATGATAGTGAAGGTAATGCAAATATTACTTTTAATCATCAAAATGGTAGTCCAGATATAAATGGAAATTCGGGAAGAATACGTGTAAATGTGGACAGCACTTCTTCTGCTGAAATGGGATTTGAATTGAAAGAAAATGTTGTTAGTGGTGCTAATGAAGAATTAACCAGAATATTTACGGCAAAACCAGCATCAGTAACTCCGGGTAGTAATGATACAATTGATCTGGGTTCAGGAAGTCTTAAATGGAAAGATGTTTATGCTACTACATTTAATGGAGCTTTTCAAGGTACTGCAGACAATGCAGATCAATTAAAGATAGAGCAAGGAACTACTGATACAAATCATTATATAACATTTGTTTCTACTAATCCCAATGATAGTTATCAAACTGTGTATGGTGATAGTGATTTATCATATAATCCAGATGATAATACTGTTAGGATGGTTAGATATAAGGGAAATCCTTATGATTGTGTTCCTGCATATAGTAGTGCTGATTATAATAGTATAGTCTGGGATACAAACGAATCTGCCATTAAACTACAAACTAGTGGAAGTGACATAACAATTGGAATGGCATTCCCTGCATTCAGGGTAGATGTAAATACTGGCCAAACATTTAAACTATCTCTCCAAATTAGATCCGATACAAGTTCTACTAATGGTGTTTATATTAGAGTATATGAATATGATTCAGAACTTCCAGATGGAAAAACTCACGTATCAAATAATGCAACTAATCCTGTAGTACAGGAAGATACTAGACAAAAAGGTCTTTCTCCAACATATGAAAATCAACCAGGAAATACTAGTTGGCAAACAATTAATTTTGATTATACACCAACTACTACAGCAGTTTGGGCTTCTGTTGTTGTACTTAATTGGACTGGATTGGGAACAAATGCTCTTTATGTTAGAGACCTAAAACGTGAATCTGTCATTGGTCAAGTAACAGCAGCTCTTGCAGATGATCTTGCTGGTGGTACTGCAGGAGATCTTTTATACCAAGATGGGTTAGATTCCACTGCATTCTTAGCAGATCCTGGATCAGGTGGTGATGGATACCTTTTAAAATGGGATAATGCTAATGTTAAACCTGCATGGGTAAATCCAACAAGTCTTCCTGGAATAGGATATGATTTAAAAGCAGTGCAAACTGATGGTACTAATACTGATCCAGTAATTAGATTAACTGATGGAGTATCTAATGATGATGTTCAAATAACTGGTGGAAGTAACGTTACAGTTAGTAGAAATTCTGATTCGCAGATAACTGTTTCTACTCCTACCGGTGCTGGATTAGGTGTTGATATTTCAGTTGATGATGTATTAAAGGTTGAGAGTGGAAATATTGCTGCTATTGATCCAAATGATGATAGGATTGTATTCTATGACAATAGTGGAGAGAGGTTAAGATATCTTGACATAGGAACTGGATTATCAATTTCTGGAACTACTATTAGTGCTACTAGTGATGCTGGTAAGACTTATACTCTACCACTTACTACGAATAACGGGGGATCTGGAGTCGGTGATGCTACTTGGACTTTAACTGATGGTTCAGGAAATACAGATCCGGTCACATTATCTGCAGGAGCTAATATAACAATAAATGGTTCTGGATCTAATTTTACAGTTGCTGCTGTTGCCGGTGCTGGATTAGGTGTTGATGCTTCAGTTGATGATGTGTTAGGAGTTTCTGGTGGTAGTATTAATGCTGTTGATCCAAATGATGATAGGATTGTATTCTATGACAATAGTGGAGAGAGGTTAAGATATCTTGACATAGGAACTGGATTATCAATTTCTGGAACTACTATTAGTGCTACTAGTGATGCTGGTAAGACTTATGAATTGAAAGTCAGAAGACAATCTAATGGAGGTAACGCAGGAAACGATACAAATCCATATCTATTTTTAGAAGCTTCTAGTGGAACTGATGACTCTGTTAGACTAGTTGGTTCGGGTGGAGTTACTGTAAGTAGAAACAATGACGGACAACTTACAATTAACGGAGGCGGTGCTGACGAAAATTTTTCAAATAAATCTGGAAGTTCTGTTACTTTAAATCCCACAACTGAAACTGTCTTTAGAGTTGGATTAACTGCGGCATCTACAACAATTAATATAGCAGCACCTACACAAGTTGCTGGGAAAGCAAGTGCTATTCAAGTTTTTGTAGATAATCAATCTAGAAATAATGGTACTATTATATGGAATAATTCAAAATCTGGAGGAACAATAAAATTCCCTAATGGAACAACACCATCTAGAAGCACTGGTACTAATGAAATGGATTTATGGGTATTTAATACTTTTGATAATGGAACAACTTGGTATGGATTAATTTCAGTATATAATTATCAAACTTAAACATGACAAAAATAACTAGAAAAAATTTACCTGCATTTGTAAAGGGAAATAGTATTACATTCAATGCACCTGGTACATGGACTAGCCCTAAAAGAAATACTTTTGTTCAATTAACTGCTAGAGGTGGTCGAGGGAATCCTGGCAACCCTGGAAATGCTGGTAATGGTGGTAATGGTGGTAGTCGTGGAAATGGAAATCCAGGTGGTTCAGGGAATTCTGGAGGTGGTGGAGGTGGTGGAGGTGGTGGAAGTGATGGCCAAAAAAATGGCCAAGACGGTAGTTCTGGAGGAAGTGCTCCAGGACCTGGAAATGGAGGAGAAGGAGGTCGAGGAAGTTCTCGACCAGGCGGTAGTAATGTTGGACAAGGTGGTGAATCTGGTAATCCTGGGTCTAATGGTAATAATGGAAATGCAAATAATGGAGGTGGTGGTAATGCTGGTAATGCTGGTAATCCTGGTAATCCTGGCAATATTGGTGGTTCATCCTCAGCATTAGGATTTAGTTTTCCTGGTGGTAATGGTGGTAGTCGTGGAAATGGAAATCCAGGTAATTCAGGGAATTCTGGAAACCCTGGTAGTGCTGGAGGTGGTGGTGCTCGTGGAAATGGTGGTGGAGGAGGAAACGGAGGTGATGATGAATCTTCAGGGAATGGTGGTGGAGGAGGAAATATTGGAGGAAATTCTGGAAACAGAGGAGTGAGTGCTCCGGGACCTGATGCTGGAGGGAATGGTGGAAATGGTGCTACTAATGGTGGAGAAGGTGGAGGTGGTGGAACACCTTCAAATGGTAATGGTACAGGTGGTGGAGGAGGAGGTGGAGGAGGATTTGGATCTGGTGGCGGTGGTGGTAGTTCCGGTAATCCTGGTAATCCCGGTTCTGGTGGTAATTCGAATAATGGAGGTGCTGGTCAAAATGCAACTCCTACTACAATACCAACAGTATCAATAGATCAATCTGTAAATTATCCTATTACAGTCCCTCCCGGAGGTTTTGTAACAATTACCTGGTTCCCGCAATGATACAAACATATTCAGCACTGCTAGATCAAAATAATCAAGTTATTAATATTAGTATTGGATTTCAACGTAATTCAGAAGATTTTTGTCCTGAATCTTTAGTTGGAACAGATTGTGTTCTTTTAGTAATGATCGATGGGGAAATAATTTTTAATAATATGCCAAACATTGGAGATTTTTTTGATGAAGAAATAAATGCATTTGTTCCAGAAAAACCGGATGAATCTTATTCACTAAATGAAAATTATGAATGGAGTCCTAACCCAAATATTTTATATGATATTAATAATGATGGAAAAAAATATCAATATCTTTCAGAAAATAATCAATGGAAATTAGTTGATATATAAATTATGTAATTTATTTTTTGTTAAATGTCTGATACTTCTAAAAAAATAAAAGAACTTGAGTTGGAAGAGGAATTACTTGATAGGAAGGCAAGATTAAAATCAAAAAAAATGATGGATGAACGTGCAAATTCTATCTGTGTTGGAAGTGCAACAGGAGGAATTACTGAAATTATAATGAGATCAAATTCTAATAGTATGTGGCATCAAATGCAACCAGTTGAAGTCGTAGAGTTTATCAGAACATTATCAGAATCTATCGGATTAGAAGTTGCAATAAGACCTAGAAATGACTTTTCTTCTTGGAGAAGTTGGGATTTGAGTAATCCAGATGAAATTACATGGATGGGTTCTGCTCCATGGCAATTGACTGCAGATAAAAGAAATAGATTAAAGAAATTAAAAGAAGGTGGAATCTTTAAAGAACTAAATCCAGTAGATGATTCTGATGATGAAGTTTGATAATTACTATATTAGAGTTGACACTAACAAAAAACTATTTCTCGGTAATTTTGAATTACTTCCCAAAGATTGGAGTAATATTTGCGGTTTAAACAATTTATCCGACGAGCAGTTGAGAGATCTCTCATGGTCTGAACATAAGAATACAGGATGGATTAATTTTAAATCGGAAGAAATTCAAAAATATAGATCAACTAAAGATAATTTCTTGAGAATAAAAAGTGAGTTAAAAAAAGAAGTATATAATTTTTTTAGACAATTATTAATCACCAAAATTAAATATAGAAATTATTTTGTATTGATTGATGAAGAAACAAGAAAAGTTCTTTACTCCAAATTCTTAAAAACTTTAATTAGTGAATCAGTAACAATGAAGATTAAATGTAGTGATAAAGTAAGAACATTTGATTTTTATGGTGTACGAGAAATTTTTGAACACCTTGACAAAATTGAAGGAGACAATTATAATAAAAGAGTAAGATATTATGAAATGATTGATAACTGCAATAGTGTATATGAATTGACTCAACAAAATTATGATATCTAAATATTTTTCTTACGATGAAACCTTTGACTCCTTAATTGATCCAGTTTTTGAGGAGTGGGGAGACAGGTGGCATCTAAAAACTTCACCAAATCAAATTTACACTCAATACGATAATATTTTCAATAATAATGAATTGGAGAACATTATAAACATTGGAATTAGATTTGGATTGAAAAATGCTAGCGTGTCTGGAAATTTGCGAGATATATCACATATAAGAAGATCTAAAACATCATTTCTTACTCCTAATTCTATGACTTCTTGGGTATATGAAAGGATGACTGCTCACATCAACTATCTCAATGAAAAATACTGGAATTATGATTTAGATTATATTGAAAATATGCAATTTACATATTATGATTCAAAAGAAAATGGGTGTTATACTAAACATTTAGATGGTGAATCTCATAATTTGCCTGTAAAAAGAAAATTGTCTCTTATAATTCAACTTTCAGATCCTTCCATGTATGAGGGAGGTGAAATTTTATTGCATACTTCTAATGATCCAATTAGAATTCCTAAGAAAAGAGGTTTGGTGATTAGTTTTCCTTCACATATTCTTCACGAAGTAACGCCAGTAACTTCGGGTAAAAGATATACTTTAGTTTCTTGGGTTCATGGGAGTTTATTGAGATGACAGATTCAACGTTTTTTAAGAAAAATGGATATCTTGTAATTCCGAATTTTATTGAAGAAAATTTTTTAAAATTCATTGAGCAATATTTTTATTTGTGTATCATGTCAGGCAAAGCAGAATTATCAGATCACCAGGCACCGTTTGGATATTCTTTTTATGGAGATCCGTTAATGGAAACAGTATTGCAGTGTTCTACAAAAAAGATAAGTGAACTTTGTGGTATTGAACTTTCTCCAACTTATTCTTACACCAGATTATATAAAAAAGGAGATAAATTGGAATGCCATAAAGATAGACCAGAATGTGAGATTTCGGCAACGATTGCTTTGGGAAATGAAGGAGATTTGAATTCAATATATTTTTCAAAAGACAAAGAAAATATTTCTGAAATAAAATTAAATCCTGGAGATGCTTGTTTGTATAAAGGAAGTGAATTATATCATTGGAGAGATCGATTTACACAGGAATGGTATTTACAATCTTTTATTCATTTTGTCGATAAGAACGGTGAATACAAAGAAAGCATTTATGACGGTAGACCATATCTAGGAATGAAATCATGCAAATAACAGAAAGATATCATAATCATATTGGATTTTACCAAAACATTTTTCCTCAGGGGTTTTGTTCACATTTAATAACTGAATTTGATACTCTCTGTTCTTACGGAAGAGTTTGTAATAGGCAGGATGATGAAAAAGCATCTAAACTTAATAAAGAAGATCAGTATACTTTCATAGATTATACAAATCATAGATCTCAGATTGGAGCTTTTAATGATACATATAGTTTTGATATTATTAGTAATGCCCTCCAAAATTGCTTTGATTTATATACTGCAGAATATTCCATCTTACAGAATGTGAATTTAAATTGTTCTATGTATAAGATGCAGAAAACAAATCCCGGAGGAGGATATCATGTATGGCATTTTGAACACTCATATACAGAACCATATAGAGTTCTTACTTATATTATGTATTTGAATACAATAGAATCTGCAGGAGAAACTGAATTATTATATCAAAGAGAAAGAATACCTCCTCAAGAAAATACCGCAATCTTATTTCCTGCATCTTATACTCATACTCACAGAGGAAATGTTGTTCATGGAGATATACCAAAATACATTCTTACTGGATGGTTTACATTTGGATAAAGAGGACACCTCCCAAACCGGCACACTTGACACCAGCACTCAGATGCCCTATAATAACAAGGTAAACAACCAAGGCACCATGCAAGACGAGTTTCTCACACGTTGTGTTGTAGACCCTACCAGACGCACAATTTATCTTTATTCTAGTGAAGGAGACACCAAAGATATTGTTTGCGACACTGTTGACCAGTTCATAAATACTCTCAAAGTAATTCGTGAGTCTTGTCCTGACGATGCACTATTCTATGCTGAACCTTTGGAGGTGTGAATGGAGATTTTCACAATAAAAGAATGGGAAGAGAACTTTGATGAACTCTTTAAAAGAGTAGAAGATGGAGAAACAATAGGTATAGTCAAAGAAGATGGACAGGCAGCAGTAATGATGCCTGCCGATGATGAAATTATACGAATATATACAGAGCAAAATAACGAAGCTCAGTAATTTCATCATCTGCTCGTGAGACTTGGTAGTCAGAGAGGTTTTATAAACCTTTTCCTCCAGATTAGAGGCTTTGAGATGGTTCGAATCCATCCACGAGTATTTGCTTCCTTAGCAATCTGGTGAATGCAGCAAACTCATAATTTGCCTAAGGAGAGTTCGATCCTCTCAGGAAGCACTTGACAGTCAGCACCATCACTGGTATGCTTGTCAGACAAAGCAAAGAAGGTTCCTAAAAACTTTTTCGGATAAAAAACTTACCTTCCGCTTTATTCTTCTTAGCAAAAGAAGTTCCTAGAAAACACTATAAATGTAAATTACTTCTCGCTATGACACCCAAAACTATGAAAAACTCCATCAAAAAAATCGATTTCGTTTCCGCATCTATGCGGTTGTTTAAATCTGTACTTGAATCAGATAATGCAGACAACAATAGTGAGGCAATCTACCTTGATAGGTATGGTATGATTGTCATCGGAAGCGCACTTCATTATGAA